CTCTTACAGATTCACGAATCGCAACAACTTCAATTGTGCAAGTGATGCTAATGGGAGGCACTAATACTACGCGTGGAATCGAAATTCGGGCAATTCCTAGCGCAGGAAGTGCAGCACTTTCATTCTACAATAACAACGTTGCTGGAACCGCTCTAAACGGAACACTGATATTTGGTTTTGAAGTATTTTAAAGTATCTATTAATGCAAAAAGGGGTATAAAAACCCCTTTTAAGTGAGATTAATGTGAACTGGTGGGGATCAGGTTTTATTACCCAAATTATTTATTCAACTTTTGGAACCAGTAGCGGCGCTGATGATTTCTCGCTATTGACCGAAGATGATTTTAATATTTTGACAGAATCAGGTCAAAACATTGATATAGAAAATTAACGGAGATGAAGCCATGGCAGGCGTAAAAATAAGTGGATTGCCACCTATTCCATCAGCACCAGTGTTAGCAGATATTTTTCCCGAAGTACAACCAGCTACAGGTGGAACAACATATCGAACAACATTTCAGCAATTATTAGCTTTGTTTCAGCCTAATATTGCATTAATAAATGCTGGCAATCCTAATGGTTCTGTTGCGGGAACTGCTTATCAATTTTTGTGGGATACCACAGATAGTATATTATGGGAATGTACTACTACAGGTAGTTCTTCTAGTGCTGTTTGGACAAAAGTTGGAGGATCGGGAGCCTATTTATTACTTTCTGGCGGAACATTATCGGGAATATTGGCCATAGGTTCTCCAAGTGGTGGAGTAAATGGTTCTTTAACTTTATATCCTACTTCGGCAAGTGCTGGTGGTTTTCGTATTTTAAATAACACCGTATCTAGCTTTAGTACCACATTAACAAATACTTCAGTCGGGCAAGCTACCATACTGACATTGCCAGACCCTGGCGTTGCAGCAGCAAATATTGCACTTGAAGTTGACAATATATTTACTCCTATCGTGACTTGTGCCACACCTGGTGACTTATCAGTAGCATATGTTATCCAAACTGGTGTCTATGCAAAAATAGGTAATCTGGTTACGATTAATGCTAGATTACAGTTTACGCCTACTTTCACTACTGCTTCCGGTGAGGTCCAACTTGCTGGTTTACCATTCCCTGTTCAAAGTACAAATAATATAGGGTGGTGTGGAGAAATTAGTTATATGACGGGTGTTATGACATGGCCTGCTGGTTTAACTTCTATGAGTATTATTGCGGAAGCATCAGGTAGTTTCTGCGGTATTTGGGGTAAAGGAGCTGGTATAAATTCTAGTCCAATCTTAATGTCTAATTTGACAAGTGGAGTTCAATATCAGTTTTTATATAGCGTTACGTATCAAAATTAATTATTTTTTATTTAGCCTATTCAAAGCCTTGTGTTCTATTTTTTCATGATAAGCTAATTCTTTCGAGTATTTTTTGAATTTTCTCTCGACTCGAATTTTTCCCTCTTTTGATTCAGTAGACATGAGTTCATGTCTACCTAATTTTTTGAGTAGTTTTTTTGTCTTTGGATAATTTTTTGGATATTTTTTCTTTTCAGAAGTGTCTGCTTCGGAATGGGCCTCATGATATTTTTTATCATGGGTTGGATAACCTCTATCGGTTATTTTAGTCACTATTTTCATTTATTTTTTCTTCTTTTTACCACGGCGTGCTTCAGAGTAAGCAATCGCAACGGATTGATCTAACTTTTTACCTTCCTTTCTTTCACGTTTAATATTTTCTGCAAATCCTTTTCTTGTGCGAGCTTTAGCCCCTTTAATCATTGGCATGATATAAGTCCTTTAATTTATGGAAAAATAATATATACTATATCATCTCATCATTATATTTGAAAAGGATTTAATATGAAAAAATCTCCTCATCATGAAAAAGCAAAACACCATATGGAAAAAGCAAAACACCATCATGAAAAGGCACATCATTATATGGAAAAAGCAATGCACCATGAAATGAAACCAAAAATTAAAAAAATGATGAAAAAGAAATAATTTTCCTACCGACTGGGATTTATTTGATTGACAATAGATTTTGTTCATGTTAAATAAGGCCCAGTTAAATCACAATTGGATCAATATGACTGAGCTCAATCTCGAATTGGACAAAAAAGCCAATGATACAATTATTGATCTAATGCACCATTACCAACTTAAAAGTAAAACAGAATTGATTTCAAAAGCGCTTACTTTCTTAAAAATAGCGGCATACATTGATAGAACTCACGGTGAATTAGTCGCTAGAAAAGAGGGAGAAGAAACTAGAATAATAATAAGATAAATCTCACTTAGGATGAGTGATGATAACTTGGATGAGATATATAAAGTAAAGCAATTCCATGCGAATAAAATAGATTCGGTGAATATTGGCTTAATAACCGAAAAAGATAAATTTCTCGCTGCAAAACAAATATTGCTAGGATTGGCAGTTCTCTATGTAATAACACTAGTGGCTTATTTAATTAGGCCACACGAGGGAGATAAATTACTTAATATTTGTATTACTGTCTTTCCTTCTTTAGCGACCCTTATTTTAGTTTCTTATTTTAAAGAAAGACATTCTTGATATCTCGTGTATTAATGCAAATCTCAAGTAAAAACATAATAACTATAAATTGAAATAAAGACCATTTACATAAGAAAAAGCAAACTATCAAAAAAGCAGCTACACAAGCAATTAATATTCCATTCATTTTATTTTATCCAAACAACAATTATTTTTTTTACATTCTTGATCACTAAATTGTGTGCAATAATTTTTCGATTCTCCTAAAAATAGAGAGTTATTAACTTCAATATTGTATATCCAACCCGATAAAAATCTTATTGGATGATTATTTTCTTCATCAGAAAATATTAATATTTCATTGGAAAATAAATTTCGGGCCATATAAATACCTCCAATGAGTTACATTATTTAAATAATTCCCAGGTATCTCTTGGGAACAAAATTTGTATTGTGATAGCTCATCCATGAATAATTTTTCTGAAATATCTAGTTCAAATAACTCTTCATTCATTTTTTTAATATCTATTAATACACAAACACTAAATGCACCAGTTTTTGTGTAAGTTAAAACTTTTTCTCCGTGGTTAGGTAATTGATCATTAATATCAATCCACTTATCTTTAGACATTTTTATTGTATCCACATATATTTTTGATCAAAAGTTTCATTAATTGCAGCTCCAGTAATTGTTGTATAAGCGATGATTGAATGGTCACCTAATGTATTAAAAGTATGAGAGAAATCTAAGTCTAAATCTTTAGTATAATTTTGGCCTTGTGCTAGACCCATCATGTCTTGTTTAATCATGCAGTCTTTAAAATCATTTACACACAATTTAAAGGTAAAATAAAATATCTTGTCGCCAGGTGTATCATTGGATATATAGAAATGATGATGGCTACTCAAATGTTGAGGTATACCATGACCCCCTGGATTCCAATTAGTAACATTTGTTGTTGAGCTAGCAAAAGGTGCAGCATATAATGATGATACTAATAAAAATGGTATCAATTTTAATAATTTCATTTATTTTCCTTATTAATATTTTTTTTATTCAGTAAATCTATTCTTGCTAAAATAATTATTATAAAGAGCTCTTGTTTTAGAATACTATTATGGACTATTCGAATAAAATTGTAACATTTTTTAAGTAAAATGCATATTATAATAATCGATATATTAATTAATATTAATGACAAGTCATAAGTGATGCTGTGTAAATTCAAACTCAATTATAATCTCCCAATCATTCGCAAGAATTGATTCTTGTGTTAATGTAATATTTAAGTATTCAACTTTATCACAATCGGTTATCAATCGGATATTACTACCATTATCAACCCATTTTTTTCGAGTGATTGGAAAGCCATAAATATTTAATTTTAATATTTCAGATAATTTCAATCAATTATCCAACTTCATTAAAAATTTACGTGCTTTTAATTTGTTGTGGTATATTTTTTCTTTTTTCTCTAATCCATAAATATATTCTTCAAAAAATATCGCACTTTCTAAAACACTATCGTGATCTTCAAAAGGACAATCACTTCTAAGATGACCAGGAATTTCATATTTTTTCAGCAATTCGATAACATCATCTCGACACTTATCCCAGCGATTTTCAAGCATTGTCAAATTAAATGCTTTCCGTCCCTTTGTCAATTCTCGATGAGCTAAAATAACATTATTATCATCAACTTTATCGATCACTACGGGCACCTTAGCGCCCGTTAATGTATGTTTTGCAATCTGTATCAGAGTCCGTACTGGCTTCATATAATCCTTAATTAAAATGGGATATCCATATTTTCCAATGAATCTTGATTAACTATTTTCTTTATAATAACGTCATCACCTTTAATGTAGTCATCAACATTATTTTTTTTAGGATAAACCCCACCACTTGGGTTGATATTACCTTCTTTAATAACAATTTTAACTTTCCCACTTAAATTGGTTAATTCTTCAGGAATACTACCAGATTTATAAGCTTCTTGTAAGCCTACTGCATCACAAAAATGCTTAACTTTTTTGATATTTAATGGCATATTTGAAAATACAAGATAATCGGTTATAAAATGGGTATTACCCTCTTTATCCCATATTTTAAACTGAATCTCAGCCATTTCATTCATGGCTTTGGATAACTTATGAGTAGATTTTACCACCTCAAAGTTATAAATTCCTTCTTCGACTAGATTGATTAATTCTAATTCTTCATCAGATAACGGTGTGAATTTGTAACTCATGCTGCTTCTCCCTGGATTTTAGATTTAAGTAGATCGATACATTTTTGAATCGATGTTGCTGGCATTTCTTCCCACTTTTCGGAATTGGATTTATCAAGCCATTTTTTCCATACCTCTTCTGGTAATTTCATTAAGTCAATCAAACGAACAATTTCCTTGCATTGATCTTCACTAGATAATTTTTCTGCTACAGCATCGCGTTCTAATATTTCTTTTCCATAACGATTTGAAATTTCATCATAAGAAAATGGAAATGTCTCACAATCTGGAAAGCTCTCTAAACGTGATTTTTTGACAATTCCAACTCGTTCTTTTCCTCTTTTTTGAATCTCAAATACTAAATCAAATAAATAATCTAACTTTTTATAACAATCAAAAGTTTGTCCAAGAACTGAAAGATTAGCGCCATATTCATTTTTTGAATGACTTGTAATAATCACATTCATGTCCAGACGCAGTAATAAATTCAATAAATGTTTGATTCTTTTATTTGCTTCTCCATAATGTCGACCAAATTCTGTACCGTTTTTTATAGCCGATTTATCGAGCAAATCATTATAAAGTGTTGTCAACGGATCGATTATTAAAGTTTTATATTCATGTTTTTCAGTCAATAATGATGTGACTTCAGTCATCAATTCATCAAAATCTGATGTTTGAAATATGACACCACCTGATTGTTTCAAAATATTAGTATATTGAGTATTTTCAGCACCTTTTTCAGTATCAATAAGATAAGGTGATGGAAAATTAATAGCTGCTGTTGTCTTTCCAACCCCCGCTGATCCATAAAATAATGCTTTCAATCTTTTTTGTATCGCTTCTGGTTTAACCGCTCGTAATGCCATGTGACACCTCTTTCTGTTAGTAACGTAGTAATGTTGTGACCATTTGAGGTCTTAGATAAATCCTTGGGGGGCTCTTATCTACTGTAAAGTACTTTGGATATTTTCTAAGTACTTAAGAGCCCTATGAGCATTTAACTATTTCCATCGTGACAAGCTTCACATTTTGTCGATCCATCAGAATAATAATATCCTATTGTGTGAGTGGTAACGTGTACCACTTCATGTTTTTCATTGGTGTAATAGCATTCTTCAATGTCTTTGCTATAGTCATCACACGATGCTTCCACCTGATAGTTAGCTTGTAATGTCATGCTGCTTTCTCTTTTTGTCTGATTATTAGATAGGGCTGATATTCTTCTAATTCACACTCAGATAGTTCAAAAAATAGTTCTTCTTCATAAGCAATCATTGCGTCTTTTCCGCATATTTCATCAAACATCCCTGTCTTGATTGCGTGATCTCTTGCTTCTTCAAGTGTGTAGAATATCTGTGTGATAGGACTATTTTCGTAAGCCCAATACCATTGATAAGGTTCTTTAGTTTCGCTCATAATTTCCCCGCTATAATCTGATCTGTTAGTACAATAAGGTTGTAGTACATAAGGCCGGTGACAAGCACCAGCCAAAACATATTTTTAAATAGGACCATGTGCGTGCACTCCGTAAGACTGGCTCGATGTTTTGGTGAAACCGTGATCAGAATTAAAATCAGCAATAGAGTTGTCTATGAGTTCCTGCATGTTGCTTTTCATATAGTCAGTGACACAGTCACGCCATACATTGTTGAACTCGATAGCTTCGTCTTTATCTGTAGAGTTTTTAAGATAGCGCATGAGAGCAGGTAACATCTTGCTGTCCCAATGCTTATTGTCAGGTCCCGTAGCTTCAGCAGCATGTGACTCGTCCTCAGCCATTAACATAGCTGCGAACTTATGTTGTACAAAGTCTGGTAGGTCGGAAACGTCTAGGCTGTAGAAGTCATCTAGGCGATTGTAGGTTGCATAATGGTCAACACATTCATATGCGAAGTTGCGTAGTTGTCGTGTGCTCATGTTAGTCATTCCTTTGACAGTATTTCTAAACTGTACGCTCTCTTCCTTTTGAGCTTGTATTGCTGATTTGCTTTCGTGTATATTGCGCATGTAAATTTTCCTATTTAGAAGTTGGATATTTATGTCGTCATTTCAGAGAGAGGTTACAGCCTCTCCCTGATTAATTATTTAGTACATATGTATGTTAATATATATATATATATTAGTCAACATTCTTTTTATATTGATTGATTATTATTTTTATCGCATCTCGCATAAGACTAGTTCGAGGTATTTTCTGTTCATAACAAATCTTTCTTAAATCTTCCCACACTTGTACTGACACAGCTATAACAAGTAATTTTTTCGGTTTAGGTTTCGATTTTGCCATTTTAAACTCTCTTTTTATGTTTTGGTTAGACATTAAATCATCGATATAAAGTATAATATTATATTAATATATATATATGCGCAATATTATTATCGATACATCAACAAAATAGTCTGATATATCTCTTGTAATACCTGAGTAATTAATGGTTTTAAGATATTTTTCAATTAAATCGAATGGAGTTTTTAGGTAAATAGAGTTAAGATTTATTTAAGATTTTAAAGGGGGTTAGTGCCCCCTATAAAATTGTAAAATCCGTTTAACATTCACAAGGCAATTTTACCTTATTGCATGAGATTTGCAATAGGTTGCCTCAAGGTTTATGAAATGCAAGCAAATAAGTTACCTCTTCCCCCATACGGACTCATCGTTTCACAATATCAGAAAGAAGCAATCAGACTCGAATTTCCTGTTTATATTTTTGTTGGTAAAGATGCTTTCCATAATGCCAAACTCGAAAAATCAATCGGTGGAATGGCCATGGCATTACCACCTGACAAAGAAGTCACACAGTTTACTTGGCCAATAAATGATCAAAAAATAGTCGTCATCGATACGGGTGACATGACTGCTAATGCGCTTAAGCGTATCTGTTTTAACCTTCTTACCCATAATCCGCGTGTCATTTTTCTCTATTCCGATACCGGAAATGAATTTTTTTTGAACAAAAAGGACAATCACAATGAATGATAAAAAAGATGAAACATTCCCTGTAGTTGAAAAAAGTGTTGAAGATACTTCGCCTCTCTATAAAGACTACAAGACCCAAGACGATTTATTAGCTGAAATATTAGCAGAAGACCCTGATTTTAAACCCATAAATATTGAAAATATTGGTACTCCTTACCAAAACTCTATCAATGAAAGAGCTGATAGTGCGGTGATTCTAGAATTTAATGACTTAAAAAAACTCAAAGTTGAAAAAATTGAATATGTTATTTATCCAATTTTGCCAACCGAAGGTTTGGGTTTTATTTATGCAGCTACAGGAGTTGGAAAAACTCTTTTTGCATTGAATGTAGCTTATGCCATTGCCGCGGGCGGTTCATTTTTAAAATATAAGTGTCCGTTACCACGTAAGGTATTATACGTAGACGGAGAAATGCAATTTAATCTTATCCATGAACGTGTTATGCAAATCAATTCCCATCAAGGTGACCTTTATTATCAAGAAAATTTAAATATTTTCACCCCAAACAAAAATATTATTTTTGGAATTCCTCGGATAGATATCGAAGATGATCAAAAAGTGTACGAAATGATCATTGATAAGCGTAAAATTGAAGTTGTTATCTTCGATAATCTGTCAGTTCTTAGTTCAATCGATGAAAATAAAGCCAATGAATGGCAAATTATTCAAAAATGGCTATTACATCTTCGAGCCATCGGAAAAACAGTCATCATTGTTCATCATGCCGGAAAAGACAAAAATGGATATCGAGGTACTTCAAAAATGCTTGATTGCGTCGATTTTGCTATTTCATTGCAGCCGATAAGTACTGATGAAGAATTAGAAACTTCTCCTTCCATTAAAAAATTTAAACTTGTTTATCAAAAAAATAGAATTTTTTATGGTGAACACGCAAATAGTTTTGAAATCAGAATAGAAAATGATGAATGGCGGTATCAGTCCAATGAACTTACCCGCATGGAAAAAATTATTGATTGTTATAAAGCCAACATGACTCAAAGAGACATCGCAAGAGAAATGAATCTGTCTCAATCAATGATTTTTAAAATGATCAAAAAAGCGAAGCTTAAAAATTTGATTACCTAGTATTTTTCTCTGGGGAGACACAGGGGCACCTGGTAATCAAGTCTCTTGCAGGCCCCGTGGCTATTGGTCTAAGTCGTGATTACCACTAGGTAATCAAATGGTAATCATAGGTGATCGGAGGTAATCATAAATAATTACTTTGATTACCATTTGATTACCATCGGTAATCAACAATATATATATATAAATCATATAGTTATATATATTATTACTATTATTATTATTTCTACGCGCGCGAGGCTATTAAAAGGAGTTAAAATGTACTCATGGAACGATAAAAGAACAAAATTAATTGAATTGATTAAAAATATATCAAATCGATATGGAAGTGATGAAAAAGAATTTTTGGATGATTATATTTTTGAGGTCGTGGATAAATATAAAATGGAGATGGATATGGCATTAATCTGTTTCGAAGATATTTGGAAAAATTGTTCTACGTGAAACAAATAATGGTTTGCGATTTTATCATCTCTATTTTTAGTTATGAAATTTCGAGCTTTTTTAATGGTTTTAAGTACGGTAATTAACGGTACCTTACCTCTTAATCACGGTAAAAGACGGTAAACTACCGTTAAATTGCCTTCCTTCAATTGATTAATAACAAGGAGGTTTTATGAGTTTTGATAAGCAATATAATTGGTCTAAAAAAGGAAAAAAGTATAAAATCAGATACTTAAGTGCAATGATGGCACTTTATGGGGATAATCTTAAAGCACTTCATGGAGGAAGTTATGACGAAAAAGTTAAAATTGATCAAACCTGCTGTTCCTACCGAGGAGCAAGAACAGATAAAATTGGTAGTGTGGATGGCCAAAAATGATATTCGATTTTATGCGATTCCAAATGGTGGAAAGAGGGATATTCGAGAAGCCATCAAATTTAAGCGCTGTGGCGTTCAGTGTGGCATCCCTGATCTTTGTATTCCTTTTCCATCAAAATCGTACCATGGGCTTTATATCGAGCTTAAAAGGAAGGTTAAGAGCAAAGTTTCAGAGTCCCAACAGGAATGGATCGATTATTTGAATAAAAAAGGGTATTTTTCGGCTATTTGTTATGGGTTTGAAGAGGCCCAGAAAACAATTATGTGGTACCTGGAATTTCTCCCAGATTGTGCTTGATAAAATGAGGCATGATGGTATGATGGTTAATTTCATCTCATCATGATGTTTACGCCTATAATTTAGATTAAAGTCAAAATAGCGGAATATGCTCTCACCCTAATGAGAGCTTTTTTTTATCAGGAAGATAGCAATGATCGTTTCACGTTGTTGTAAAGAAAGTGTCTATATGACAGAGACTCAAGATACTCTTTATTATGTCTGTAGTTTTTGTAATATGGCTTGTGATACGCTAATGTCATTGAGTTTAATACCCAAGGATGATTATGACACCATTCGACATTGCGGTACGCTTTGTTTTGAATAATGAAAAAGGAATTAATACCAATCCGAAAGATCCCGGAGGCATTACTAATTTTGGGATTTCTTTACGATTTTTGAAAAATATGGATAAAGAAATACTCAAAAATTATCTTATATTTGACGAACCAACTGAACAAATTATAATCAATTTAACGGAAGAACAAGCTATTAAGTTATACTATGGAGAATTTTGGTTAAATGCGCCCTTTGACCGGATTAATAATCAGACGGTTTGTAATTATGTGTTTGACATGGCAATTAATTTAGGCATATCACCGGCTATAAAAGCAGTTCAGCGCGCTTGTTGGTCAGCTTGCGATAACCGTAAATTTTTAGAAGAAGATGGTATCTTGGGCGAAACGACGCTAGGTTGTTTGAATGGCAATGCCAAAGTGTTTTCTGCTTTGAAATCTGAAAGAGCTGGTGACTACCGGGTCATTGTAGCCACTCATCCTGAACAAAAGGAATTTATTAACGGGTGGTTAACGAGAGCTTACGAATGAAAATAGTTGAGATATTTAAAGAAGCTATGCCCATCATCGAGAAATTTTCACCCACGATTGCAGGCGCTTTAGGGGGGCCATGGGGACTAGCAGCGAGTTACATATTCCCAATTTTAGCCAAAACATTTGGAACTGAGTCGATGGATTATAAACTTATGGAACAAAATATTGTTAATGATCCTGATGCGCCTAATAAATTAAGCGCATTAGAAGATATCCATAAAGATATTTTAAATTCCGTTTGGAAAGATTTACATTCCGTGACACAAGCTGAGATTAGAGTTATTTTGAGTTTCAATTAATGACTGAGTTTTTAATTTTCTTATGATATTGTCGTAAATGGGTTTAAAAAAATCAAATACATTACTTTCTGAATTCGATTCTTTTAAAAATACTATTAAAAATTTAACTTCAAGACGTGATAATTTTCCTGTTAAATCGGTTTCTTTTTTATATTTCATGTAGTTTTCGTAGTAAACTGTGTTTTGTTCGTGACCCATTTTTTTCTCCAGTTGTTTAGTTAGTTAGTTTCAACAAACACATCTTAACATACATACATACATATATATATACGTATTCAACAATTATTATAAATATTTTGATTTATTTACGGAAATTGGTTAAACTAAAACCAATAAATCACATGGATTGATTCGAATGGAAGCAAAAGCTTATAAAATTCCTTTTCCTTTTCACAAATTATCCAAACTTTTAATTGATATTATTGTTAAAGATATCGATGAAGGATCAACTTATAAACTTGCGTCTTGTGCAAATGGGATCACTCCCCGAATTCTTTATATTTGGATTACACAAGGAATGGTAGACATCGAAACAAAGCAAGACACACTATGTGCTTACTTGGTTCACTCTTTGCACAAAGTCAAGCAAAAAGAAGTAAAATGGTGTAGAAATGCGATCAGAAAATCACAAAAAGGACATAAGGGTGCCGAATGGACACTTGAGCACGCATTTTTACGTGATTTCACTTCTAATGCAGTGATTCGAGAAATGTCAAAAGAAATATCGGAGCTTCAAGCTGAACAGGGAAATACACAGTATGTCAAAACTCTCCTCGAAAAAGCGCAACAAGATTTCTAAAAAAGAATTTGGATTGCCATCGGAACGAAAATATCCGATGCCCGATCATGCACATGCGGCCAATGCGAAAGCTCGTGCTACCCAAATGGTTAAAAAAGGTAAACTAAGTGAATCATCTAAACAAAAGATTGACCACAAAGCCAATAAAATATTAGCTCACAAGACATTATCAGGACATCGAAAATAAAGGATCATTACCATGAATAATACGATCGAAAATGTGGGTGCAACTGAATTTGATCTACCTAATAATGAAGCGCCTCAAGATTATAATACTATTCGTTATGGCAATCAATATGTTCCGACACCTTGTAATCATAAAGCTGAAATTACCTATAAAGAAGAAGTTATGCGACAAGTTTTATACGCTAAATAAAGGAATTTGATCTAATGGAATTAGATTATCTTAATGTGCATGGTTGCAAAGCTTTTATCGCAGCAATATTAGATCAGGCTTTTTCGGATGCAATCAGTCGAAGGTCTTCCGATAATTCTGAAAGTGCTCGACGATTTCTAAATAAAGATAATTCATTATTTAGACATTATTGTCATTTACTTGATTTGGAGCCTGATTATGTTCATCGTAAAATGGTTGAAGCTATAAAGGTAGGAAAATTTAAAAGATTGAGTAAGTTAAGGAAATAAAATTTAATGGAATGTAAGGGCTGTCACTCTTCCCATACTGAAGTTGTCTATACACGTAATTATATCGGCGATAATCGAGTTATTCGCAGACGTATGTGTACACGATGTGGATTGCGCTTCACGACCTGCGAAGATTATAGAGAAATTAAGCGTCCTCCTGATCCTAAATTGACGGCAGATTAGATTATATGGTCCTTTCTCTCGCGACATTACGTCAAGATTTGACTGCTTTGAGACTATCTCAAATGCGTAAAAATAATCAACACATTCAATTTAATGATGAAGAGACCATACTTTATGGAGCAGGTAAAAATAAAATCTATATACCAACACCGACGGGTAATCTATTTCATAATAGCGATCATTTTGTTAATTTGGTTATTGGTCCATATGGTAGTGGAAAATCGACTATGTGCGTCCACACCATCGTTCGACAGGCCTGCAATATGCCTTTTTGGTCAAATGGAAGACGGCGGTCTAGATGGGCAATTGTTAGAAATACCAGCGGTGAGTTACAATCCACCACCTTACAAACCTGGCTTCAATGGTTTGGAGAGCTTGGTGATATTAAAAAACGTCAGAAACCATTACTGACTTACGAACATCATTTTAATGACGGGAAAGGAATAGTAGAACTTGAACTTATTTTTATTGCCCTCGATCGCGAAGAAGATTTGCGAAAAATTAAATCGTTGGAAGTTACGGGAGTCTACATCAACGAATTGTCCGAAGTCCCGAATGGTGCACTCTCTCATTTCAAAGGCCGTGTCAATCACCGTTACCCATCTCGTTCTTTCTGTGATGCATCTTATTGGTCTGGCATTATCGCTGATACTAATCCTCCCGATATTGATCATTGGCTCTATCGTGATTTTGAAACAAAAAGTCTCGAGAGTTATAAAATATTTCACCAGCCGCCTGGTCTTATCCGAAATGACATGGGTACATTTTTACCTAATGTTCATTGTGATAACTATTCTAATTTATCTGGTGATTATTATACGAAACTAGCGGAAGGACAGACAGAAGATTTCGTAAAGGTTTATTGTCTTGGTGAATATGGATCGGTCGGTTTCGGTAAAAAAGTTTATCCAGAATATAATGATGATTTACATAGTTTAAGTAAATTAGTAGCCATCCAAGGTGATCCAGTTCATTTATCATTTGATTTTGGATTAACACCGGCTTGTATCGTTGCGCAAGTTACACCCCGTGGAAGTATCAGGATATTAAAAGAATATGTCTCAGAGGATATGGGAATTAGAACGTTTGCTAAAAATATTGTGCTGCCTGGACTTTCTCGTGATTTTCCCTACAACAAAATTGGTATTTCGGTTGCTGATCCGTCCGGAACAGCCGGCGATGCCATCATGGAAGAGCTTTCTTGTATTGGCGAACTTAATTCGATTGGTATCAATACAAATCCAGGTCGTACAAATGATCTCGAACCGAGGATCGGAGCTGTCAGATATTTTTTAAATACCATGATTGATGGAATGCCAGCATTTCAGTTATCCAAAGAAGGCTGTCCCACTTTAAGACGTGGGTTCACAAAAGATTATTGTTTCAAACGAATTAGCGTCGGAGGCGAAGAAAGATATCGTGAGATACCGCATAAAAATGCTGCTTCTCATCCACATGATGCGTTACAATATCTTTTAATGGAATTTGCGGCAGAAAGAATATTGTCTGAAAAGGCTCCGAAAGAAAAGATTGATATGTTTAACCCTGTGTTGAGGATATTTTGATATGAGTATAATTTTATTTAATTCATCAGATGACTATTCTGCTCCTAATATAGTGAATATTATAGCTAACAAAATTGATTCTTATTGTTTTTGTGTGACTGAACGTGATGAAAATGGCTTAGCTCTTAATTGTGTTGTTGCTATTCATGTTGCAGATATGTTTTATGGTAGGGAAATGTCCTATCGAGATGCGTTAAAAGAAATTAAAATAATAACTGATGCAATTATAGATGAGCAATCAAAATGAAAATTAAAATTAGTTTAAAAACTAAAGTTTCTAGTAATAAAAAAATTATAAAAGTTGATTTATATAAAACTGAAGAATCTTTTTTAGATCCAACTAATCATCTAGATGATTGTTTAACATCTGTCCATCTAATAGATTCAGAAAATCTAGAGAGTGAATACTCTACTATGATTAGTGCTATTGAAAAATTGATTAATGAGATGTTAAGTTATACATCAAACTCTTCAGAGTTGGAAAAAAACAACTGACCTATTAATTGAGGATATTAATAAAAAAATAAACTATTGAATTTCCCGTTTGTAGTATTTGGATAAATAATATGAAATTTATAAAACGATTATTTTGTTTATTTAGTTCTCATAAATATGATAGTAAAATCATATTTGAAAATGGTAGTTTCAAATGAAAATGTTCAAAGTGTGTAAATATTGTTCAATGGAAACTATTTCTTCTGTTTTTTGTGCTAACATGCTAACATGCTAAAAAGTTTATCCAAAAATAAAATTAATGAATGAATTAATTAATAATTTAGTTACTGCTATTGAAGCATGTAATGAAATAGTTGATAGAAGAATTAAAGAGGAGTCAATAGAATGTTAAGTTTTCACGGAAAACAAGAGATCAAAGATAAGTACATAGATAGAGTATTAGCGCATCAAAAAGCGGATAGAATAATACAAAAAACTGGATGGGATGGTGAGAAAGGATGTGCTGTAGGCTGTACACTAGAGAATTATGATTCAGCTCAATATCCTATTGAGCTAGGAGTCCCAATTTGGCTTGCAAATCTTGAAGATGCAATATTCGAGGGATTATCAAAAGAAGAAGCATTAGAATGGCCTGCTAAATTCTTGCAAGCCATCTCAGTAGGAATAAAAGAAGAAAAATTCGAACAATTAAGACATAAATTAGCGATTAAAAGACAAGAAAGAAATCTTAAATTACAAGAAGAGTCTCGTAAACTAAACCCCGAAGAATATAAATTAGCAGTCATAAATGCTATAAAGTTGGTTATTAATTATCATAAGTTGGTGTTATGCTTGATAGAATCGGAAAAAGAAAGGTCAGCAGCAGCGTCAGCAGAAGAGTTAGCAGAGTCAGCAGAGTCAGCACGGTCAGCAGCACAGGCAGCAGCACGGTCAGCATGGAGAGCAGCAGAGTCAGCACGGTCAACACGGTCAGCATGGAGAGCAGCAGAGTCAGCACGGTCAACACGGTCAGCAGAAGAGTCAGCACGGTCAG